AGGAAGCTGGAAGCGTACTTGGCTGTTGAGCGAGGTAAGGTTCTCGATAGGATCCCTGAGTGGGCTGACGGGGAAGTTCAAGCCGGCGAGCAGCGTAGATTGCTCGAGTTTGGCAAGGCGATAGGGTTCAGCGACAAGGAACTCAATCAGCTTTACGATTCGCGGGCCGTGGTGGTATTACGCGATGCGATGCGCTACAACGAGCTCACTAATGGCGACAGAATCACCGAAGCGAAGTCAAAAATCGGCAGTGTAAAGGGGGGCAGTCAAGTGACCGCTCGCCATACACGCTCCCGTAAGGCGAAAGAGAAGCGGGCCAAGCTGAAATCGACCGGCAAGGTCGATGACGCTGCGGCAATCTTCGCTGAAATCCTTACGGAATAATCGGAGAGAATCATGGCTGTAATTGCAAATTCATTTACTACTTACGATGCGAAAGGCATTCGGGAGGATCTCAGCGATCTGATCTCTGATATCAGCCCGACTACGACGCCCTTCCAGAGCAACATTGGGTCGAGAGACGCAGATAACACCTACTTTGAGTGGCAGACCGACAGCCTCGCTACGGCCAGTGCAACGCCCGTGGTTGAAGGGCAGGATCTGTCGTCATTCACGGCTATCACTCCAACCGTAAGACTCGGAAACTATGCACAAATAAACATGGTGGACTTCATCATCTCGGGCACCGAGCAGCGCGTGGACAAGGCTGGCCGGGCGTCTGAGGTTGGTTACCAGGCAGCGAAAGCTGCGAAAGAACTCAAGCGCAACGTCGAAGTGGCTTGTTTGCTGAATGGCGTTGGTGCGGTTGTTGGCGCGACCGCGACAGCCCGCGTCACTGCCGGGTTCCCCGGCTGGCTGAAGACGAACGAGACTTCGACGAACGTGACCAAGCCCAGTTACTCGGGTTCAACCCCGACAGGTGCGGCACAGGTCTGGAAGACGTTCGGGACGCCTACGGCGTTTACGGAGGCGATGCTCAAGACCACGATGCAGGAGTGTTTTGAGAGTGGTGGCGAGCCGTCGATACTCATGGTCGGGCCGTTCAACAAGACCGCTGTGAGCGCCTTCAGCGGCATCGCGTCGAGCCGCTACAACGTGGACGGCGCGGAGCCTTCGGTCATAATCGCAGCCGCCGACATTTTTGTCAGCGACTTCGGTAATCTGTCCGTTGTGCCGAACCGTTTCTTCACTTCGGTGATCGACGCCGGTGCAGGTTCGCTGATGAACAACTGGGCGTTTTTGATCGACCCAGACGAGGTGAAGATCGCAGATCTGCGGCCTTACACCATCGAGACATTGGCGAAGACTGGTGACGCCGATAAGCGGATGGTGCTCAGGGAGTGGGGACTCCAAGTCAACAACGAGAAGGCCCATGGTGTGATCGCCGGAATCACCTCGGCGTAGTTCTGCTGGTGGGGTGGGGGCTTCGGCCCCTGCCCCCTAGTGGGCACCATCATGTCAAACAGACGAGTGCTGGACTACGATCCAGCTACGGGCATCACGCAGTGGTTTCATTACGATGACGCCACGGGCGATATGGGCCTGGAAACCCAACAGGATGTTGGGTTAGTCATTGAGGGCACGAAGGAAGCCTTCAACCAGACCGACGAACGTGCGCCATGGAAGGGTGACGTTCACAAGGTCGCGTCTATCCCGATGGTCATCTACCACGAACTCGCGAAGATATCGAACAACTTCAAGGATCAGCGGGTGGTCCGTAAGTGGCTGAACGACCGGGATAATTCGGTGTTTAGGACAAGGCCGGGGAGGGTCTAGGTGGCGATTACGACCTACGCGCAGTTACAGACGGCGACGGCCAATTGGCTCGACCGCACTGACCTGACGGCGCGTATCCCAGAGTTCATCGAACTCGCTGAAGCGAACTTCAATCGCGTGATCCGGCAACCGGATATGACCGCGAAAGATGACTCGTTTTCGCTCGCGAGCCGCTATACGACGCTGCCGACTAACACGCTTGAGATCATCAGAATCGTGGTCGATCTCACGCCGGTCATCGTGCTAGAATACATGACGCCCGAAGAGATTTCGGAGCGCAGGATTGTGTTGAGCGCGACGGGCAAGCCCTACTACTTCACGGTGGTTGGCGGCGCGACCGGCCAGTTGGAGATTCTGCCGTCGCCAGACGCGACGTACACCTCCTCAATAATTTACTACACGCGCATAGCCGCGCTGACCGACGCCGCTACGAGCAACTGGTTGTTGGCGGCGCACCCTGACATCTACCTATTCGCGACCCTGGTCGAAGCGGAGCCATACCTAAAGAATGACGAGAGGCTTGCCATGTGGTCTGCCAGGCTCGACAAAGCTCTAAACGACCTACGCTTGCAAGGACAGCGCGAACGCCATACCGGGTCTGGCCTCCGAATGCGCTCACGGGTACTGGGATAAAACATGGCTACTGCAAATCTTGGAATCACGCTGCCGACTGTCGGAGGAAGCACCGACACCTGGGGCACCACGCTTAACACTGGGATCACGGCGATAGACGCCCTTTTCTCAGTCAGCGGCACCGATGTCACGATGTCCGACATCAAGTTCAACTCTATGAGTGTGCAGGAGACAGGGACTGGGACCGATGCCGTAAAAATTCAGGCACCTAGCGCGGTCACCGCCTACACGCTCACGATGCCGGGAGCCGTTGGCTCATCAGGTCAGGTACTGAGGACAACTGATGGAAGTGGTACGCTGGGATGGTACACCCATGATACCACTGGGTCACCGCTCGCGAACACCAAGATTTGGATCGGAAGCGCAGCAGGAGTCGCAGCCGAATTCGCGTTATCTGGTGACGCAACGATGACCAATGGGGGCGCTGTCACGGTAGTAGCCGCCCCTGCCGGGACACTGACAGGTACAACGCTAAAATCCACCGTAGTGACCTCCAGCCTGACCAGTACGGGTGCGCTCAACTCTGGCTCCATCACAAGCGGTTTTGGCACCGTCAATATCGGAAGCTCGGCCCTGACCGCTGGCGCTGGTTCGTTCACGACTCTAGGTGCTACCGACGATGTGACACTAGCCGCGACGAAGAAGCTGTATCTCGACGGTGGCAATAATACGTTCATCAACGAGTCGGCGGCGGATACAATTTCACTTACGACTGGTGGCACCCAACGGTGGAATGTCACCAGCACCGGCCATCTACTAGCAGAAGGCGACAACAACTACGACATCGGAGCCTCGGGCTCCAACCGTCCTCGCGATGTCTTCATCGCGGGTACAACCACGGGTGTCGCTGCCTCGTTTACGACGATTAGCGGAAGCACCAGCCTCGCCCTAGCGTCGGGTGCCACGGTCACGGGCATAGACAACGGCGCACTTGGAAGCAGCGCAACCTTGCTCGCCACACAGGGCGCGATCAAAACGTATGTAGACGCCAATGTTACGGCACAAGATCTCGACATTGTGAGCGACAGCGGCAGCATTGACATCGACCTCGACTCGGACAGCCTCACTCTTACGGGTGGGACGGGCCTCGCATCCAGCGCGTCATCTACCACAGTCACCTTTGCTATCGACGCGACGGTGGCGACCCTGTCGGGCAGTCAGACGCTGACCAACAAAACCATTGCAGGTGGCTCGAACACGCTATCTGCAATTGCGAACGGTTCGCTGACCAACAGCACGGTAGCCTATGGCGGCGTCACACTGGCCCTGGGGGCCTCCGACGCGACCCCGGCCTTCAACTTGAGCGATTCGACTGCATATCCTGGGGACAGTGCGCTCGTAACGGTAGGAACGATATCCAGCGGTACGTGGTCTGCCGATACCGTGGCCGTGAACAAGGGTGGGACGGGTCTGGCGAGTTATACCGCTGGCGACATTCTATACGCAACCGGCTCTACCACGCTCGCCAAGCTCGCCAAAGGCTCCGACACCGAAGTGCTGACCCTCGCTAGTGGTGCCCCGACATGGGCCGCCCCTACGACGGGCGACCTCACGGCCATCGTTGCCGGTGCCGGACTAACAGGGACATCTCTGGGTGGCCCAATACCCACGCTGAACGTGATCGGCACGGCAGACAAGATCACAGTATCTGCTGACGCGGTGACCACCG